AACGATAGCTGTTCGCCACGTCCAGATCTTGCGCCCGAAGGTTGATCAAACACTGTTTGTCGCTGGCATCAGTGCCGGCCTGGGTTTGCTGCGTGATGTCCGAACCGGAAACGTCTTTGTATGTGCCGCCGGATGTGGTGGCCTGTACAAACTTGGCGTCAATGGTTGCGGACGAACCCAACGTGCCCATCATGATGACGGCCAACAAGGATTCAAAATCAGCCATGTCAACCGCGTCCGACAAATACGTTGCGGCGACGTTCACATCGGGATCAATCACCCCAACAACGGCCGCCTTTTCACTTGGTAGTCTGTTCATTTTCTTAATTCTCCAAATATTAAAAGTTTAATGAATGCGCCCCGTTGCCAGGGCGCTTTCAATTAGGCGCGTGCTGCCAGTGTGACGAATGGTGACAAGGTGTTCGCGCTGTTTGGTGGTGTGACCGCTGAATCGAACCACGGTGAACCTGCCATGCGGAAACGGAACTTGAAACAAGCCATGTCATAATCAAACCAAAGGTGCATTGACACTTCGGAAGAAATGCCGCCGGTTTTGGTTGCTGCCATGTACTTTTTCAGATCAACCAGTGCGATGTCACCCAGGTCGCCCAGGGTTTGCATTCCAGCGATGGGAACCACGGGGCGGCCTTTCAGCGTGCCGTATGGTGACGCGCTCAAACCGTTGGCTGGCATATATGCGGGAATGCCGCCGACGTTTTCAGTGCCGGCCACGTTTTTCACAACGCGAACCATGTTGTCAAGCTGTGGCATGACATCCTGATTGATCAACCAAACGCCATTCCGCCATGAAGCGGCGTTCATCCGTGACCACATTTTGTCGATGTTTTCGGCCAGAATGGTGTCAGCGACCTGGCTGCCTTCGGCGGCAACGGTAACAAGTGCGCCGCTGTTCATGAAGCCCAAAGGCATACCAGCGCCAGTGCCGTTGACGATGGCGTCATTGACTTTGGCGGTGATTACTTCTGGCGCCTTCATGTTCAAATATGAGCCGATCAGCGGGCTGTCTTCCAACATTTCTTCGGTCACTGGAACCAAAGCGGTCAGTTTTGACAAACGCGCTTGTTTGTCTTTGAACACTGGTTTGGATTGTGCCAACTGGCTGGCTTCGCCTTCCCAATATGCCTGGATGCCACTTGATCCAGCGGGGTCGGTTATATCCTGGGGAACCACGATTGAATTTCGTGCCGTCACCAATTCGTCACACATCGACAATAGTGAATCCTCGCCCATGACCTGTTTCATGATCGCGTCACGATATTCAGGCGGAACCAGGAAACCACCATCAGCGCCAACGGATTCCTGGCTGAATGTGGTCGGTGCATTGTGCAACAAGCGCGGATCCAGCGAATTCGTTGCCACGTTCTTGCCACTTCCGGCCATAACCGAACGAGCAAATTCGCCCATGTTGCGGAAACCGTTTGATGCGACATGATTGTTCGGCGTTTCGATCCGACCTTCCTGACCAGGCGCGGGCACATGACGTGGCACGATGTTGGTGTTTTGTGGATCGATGTTTTGCGGTGCTGGTGCATTGGCTGGATTGCCGGACGTTGCCATGAACGCCATGTTGGTTTCCATTGCTTCCAGGCGCGTGACTTCGGCTTTTGAATTCTCAAACTTGGTTTTGAATTCTCAAACTTGGCCATCAGGTCATCATGTAGCGTCTTTTCGTCCGGTAACAATTCACGATTGTCAGCCAACGCGGTGTTGGTGATGGTTTCGCATTGATCCATCAGGTCGCGCAAACCGTTGTTCAGTGTAGCGATCCGGTCGGCGTATTTGCTCGGCACGGCGTTATTTGTCATCAGGCACGCAACGGCGCGGTGTTGTCTTGATAGCTTGATCAGACCAGGATCGCCCAGGATCATGGCCGCAACGCCACGCATGGCGCGAATCAAAAAGTTTGTGATTGTCTTCATTGGTTCAAATCTCCAAATGTTAAGAGTTAGTTTTTTAGTTCAAATTGTCGACGTTTTGCGGCCAGCAAAAGCGGCGTTTTCACATCATCATCCAGGTCATCGTCAGCGCCAGGCAATGTGCCTGATTGGTTCGACAACAAGGTTTCAGGCGGGTGTTCGTAAGAATATCGGCCTGACATTCTCAGGGACGCCGCCATTTGCAAGGTTTCGTCAACTTCGTCAACGAATCCCAATTCCAGCGCCTTCGTCGCGGTCATCCACGTTTCGGCGTTCAACATGTCCATGATCGTCGCATTGTCCAGGCCGGTTTTGGCCTTGTATGCGTTGACCATTGACGTTTGTTCAATGTCTTCGATCAGGTCGGCGGTTTTCCGCAAATCGTCAGCGGTGCCGAATGCTGGTGTCGCGGCGCGATGGATCATCATGTGCGCGTTTTCTGCCATGATCACTTTGTCGGTCGCCAGTATCAACCACGACGCGGCGCTTGCTGCCAGGCCATCGATGTGCGCGTGCCATGTGGCGGAATGCCGGCGGATCGCGTTGTAAATGTCGATGGCTTCAATGACCGAACCGCCTTCGCTGCTGACTCGCAAATCCACATGATTCACGGCGCCAAGGTTGTTCAATTCCTGGATAAACTCAAATGACGAAATCCCGAACCACCCACCGATGTCAGCATAGATCAGGATCTCAGCTTTGCCGGAACCCTTGTTCGTGATCTTGAAAATCTTGTCGTCTTTCTTTTTGATGGTCATGTGTCACCCGTCGTTTTCGTGATCTTAGCGCAAATCACCATAAAGTCACCAGCCAATCCGTTTTTCAGGTCAGCCAGATCAACGCCGTTGGAATGATAAAGCCTTGATGACATCGCTGAAACCAGGGCATCGATGTCGAATTCATAGTCGATCAACATGGTGTTGGCCAACGGCTCCAGGTTCATTTTGATGTATTCGCGGCGCCTGGCCACCACGTCACCGATCACATCGACAACATTGTCATCAGGATGTTTGCCCGTGGCGCGAACGACGTGTTCGCTGACGCTGTTGACGATCTTGCCCATCGCGTCGTCGATCAATGGTTTGAATTGTGCAAAGTTTACAGCGGAATCCGTTGGCGACGCTTCACTGTTGTTGTCATCGTCGTCGTCATCCGCTGTCACCTTGTCAAACTGTGGATTCCCGCCGGCTGGTGCTGGCGCGTCCTCTCCGATCTTGTCGATGGTGGTCATGTTCAATTGCATGAAGTATTTGTCACCGACCGCCCCGATTCCGTTTTCGCCTTCAAACGCTTTGATTTCATTGATGTTCAATGAACCCATGTTGAACCGTGTTTTGTAATATTCCGCCCGTGCTTTGGAATCGCCGCGCATTAAACCGTTCAAATTGTATTTGACGAACTGTCGGCTGTTATTGCGCCCGATCAGTTTCCAGTTGATTGTCTGTTCCGCGTTGATGACCCACGGCAACATTGTGTCCTGGACGAAATCGATGTTTTGTTCTTCGATGTTGCTGAATGTGGCTTTTTCCAGGTCTTTGAGTTTGTGCGGCGGGATATTGAACCACCTGGCCACATCCGTGACGCTGAATTTGCGTGACTCGATGAACTGCGCGTCCTTTTGCGGAATGCCCATCGAATGAACTTTCATTCCTTCGTCGACCAGGGCGGTGCGATGGTGATGCCTGACGCCTTTGTGCTTTGCGTCGAATGAATCCAACAACATGTCTTTGCCGGCTTCGTCCAGGGTGATGCCGGTTGGCACCTCGATGATCGTGCCCAATTGTGCGCCGTTCTCATAAAAGCCGGCGCTGAATTCTTCGGCGGCCATACCCAAAGCAAACGAACGCTTCGCCAATGCGACAATGGAATATCCAACCAGGCCATCGAAACCCATGCCAGGCAAATGGAACATGTTTTCGTCGCTGATGTAATCGTTTGCGCCGGTTCCGTTGTTTATCTCATAAATGATTTTTTTGGTGTCGCGTGATCGGCCTTTGTTGACGCGATCCGGTGTGATCAACTGCAATTCGCCAGGACGGTTTGATCTGTCGCGCCCGATGAAGGCGTAACCGTTGCCACGCAATACCGAATGACCAACCAGCGTTCGCATGAAATTGAAACCCGTCATTTCGGGATTCGGTTGTTTCAGTAAAAAGGCCAGCGGGTGATTGGGCGCGATCTCGCGGTCGTTGCTGTTCGGTTTCTTCGTATAGACGTGAATCGGTAACGCGGCCAGGGTTTCGGAAATGATCTTGATCGCCAGGTAAACGGCGGAATATGTCAGGGCGGTGTCTTCGTCGACGGTGATGCCCGCCACCCGTGCTGGAATAATGCCGGCACGGAATCGGCTTGATGGATCATTGTCGTTCGGTTTATTGAACAATTTGGAAAGGATCATGATTTCATAGTGCCATAGATCGCGACGGCCAAAAGAATAACAGAAACCGCAATCAAAGCGAATCCCGTTCCCCACTCATGATAGACGCCCGCACCTAACCCCGCCACCCCTAAAACAAAAAACACATCATGAACCACATCAGCTTTCATTTTCGGCTTTCTCCCGCGCCTCTCGCGCTAGTTTGTTGTATATGGATTCCGTGGTGTTGTCACGATACCAGATCACGCGATTAATGCACATGATCAGCGAAATGACGCCATCGATCTTGTTTTCCTGTTTTTCTTTATTCGGGAATATGTTGTCTTTCTTGTCCAGCTTGCCGGTGACGTTGCCGAACATCCAGAACAAAACCGGATCCAGGTTGAATTCGATGTCCTTTCGCAAAATCATCGCTTCGGCTTCCTTCATCGGTTCGGATAGATTCTTGACCGTTTGACCCACTTCGACCATCGGCAAACCGGCGGCCATCATGCGCGTCGAAAACTGCGTGGCCTGGAACGGATCGAATGCGACTTCCTGGATGTCGAAATCTTTGCCCAACTGAATCAAATCGTCTTCGATGTATTCATAATCCGTGACGTTGCCAGGCGTGGCGGTCAGCCATCCGCTTGCGTGCCATTCTTTGTATCGGGTATTCCCGCCATCCAGGACGGTGTCTTCGGGCAAATAGTGAAAACAAAAATAGTGATATTTCGGGTCGTCGTCGGAAGGCAAAACCAAAACGCCTTGTGTGGCGATGTCGGTTTTTGTTGCCAGATCATCACCGACAATGATTTGCCGCCCCTTGAAGTCAGCCAGGGTTTTGTTTTTCTTCCGGCACGCTTGAAGCGCCAACATGTTCATCCAGGCCGCTTTCGCCCCAACCCATAGACACAAATGCTTTGTTTTATATGTGACCTGTTTCCGTGGTGATCGCCTGGCCTGTTTCAACTGGCCTTCCAGATAATCGGAAAACACACTGATGCCGAAATTCGGATTGGCCTTTCTCAGCACGTCGGGATCATCCCATTCGTCGCCTTCGTCGGCGGCGTAGATAATCCCAAAGATCGAATCGTCATCGATCGCACCTTTCAAAATGCCCTGGATTTCCAATTGCTTGTCATAGCACGGCGACGACATATCGAAACCCGCCGTCGAAATGACCAACATCATCGGATTTTCGCGTGCGCCCATGCCCGTCTGAAAGGTGTCATATTGATCATCGTCAGGGTGTTCATGGTATTCGTCGACGATGGCGCATGACGGTGACGATCCATCGCCAGGCTTTCCGATCACCGGATGAAACAACGATCCGTTGGCCAGGATGTTCAACGACTGTTTGTTGATCTCGATGCCATAGTGTTCAGCAAGGCCAGGCGTTCGCAAACACATCAGGCGGGCGGGTTTGAATATCTCGAAAGCCTGTTCTTTGCTCGATGCGCCACAATAGGTTTCGCCGCCCAATTCGCCATCAATCAGCAAATGACCCAATCCCAGGCCAGCAAACCAAAAGGTTTTCCCGTTCTTGCGTGACACAATGACAACGGCTTCACGGAATCGGCGTTTTCCGGTTTTCTTCCAGTGCCAGCCATACATGTTCACGGTGCAAAACACTTGCCATTCGGACATCACGAACGGCTGGCCTTGCCATTTCCCTTTCACATGCACCAGGCGTTCCAGGAAATCACACCATTTGGATCCAGGCGACTTTTTGCCTTTGGCCGGATATAGCGTCAGGTCTTTGCGTTTCAGGTCATCGATGAATCGCTGGCAAGCCATGATCGCGAATTCGCCGGCGACGATCTTGCCGGACACGACCGCTTTGGCGTATTTCTTCGCCCGCGAAACATAAGGGTCAACCATAATCGGAATCTAAATCACCGAAGCCCGATTTCGGCTTTGCGCCTGTCGGTGGCTCGACATCCAGGCCAACGCGTGCGGCTGGTGACAACCCGAAATCCCCGACTAGTTTGGTGAAGCGTTTGAATGACTGATCCACGACCTTGACCCAGGGATTCAGCTTTGGGAATTTTAAACCGTTCTTTTTGGTGGGCTTGATGACGTGGCCTTCCTTCCAAACCTTGTTCATGGCGAAACGCCATTCGGCATAGGCTTCACAATACGACGCCAGGGTTTGTTCATCGGCCACGGTGTACAGGCCGCAAGTGTGCAAATGTTTGACGATCTCGCGCCAGCATTTTTTCGCACGGGTAGACAATGACTTCGGCGGCGCCAATGTATCGACCGGCATCGGCTTCGGGTCAGCCTCTTTTTTGCTGATCTT